GTCTCCACATTACAAACGATCGCGTTGCCGCAAAAGGAAGATTGAGGTAGAACTTTTCTTTGGAAAGCTACTGAACTTCCGGGTCCGCTCCGGACAAGTTCGTTAATAATTGCCGCCCCCCGGCTGAGTGGCCGGGGGGTGTTTTTTTGTCCGCGGTGAAATTTGGCGGCAAGGCAAATATGACACGTCATCCTTGCCATCTGGCAGGTTCTGTGCCACAAATTCCTCTTTAAGCGGTCTGGTTGCCGTTATTCAACCTGGAAAAGTGGTCTCTTGTTGGACCCAGTAAATCAACATGGCAGAGGAAGCTACAAACGCTCCAGTTTCGCAGACACCCCAGTCGGACGGGGCAGGCCAAGCGGTCGCCCAAGATTTACCCGAAGCCGATCTGGATAGTCTGCTGTCTCGCATCCCCGGCTTTGAGAGTCTGTTCGGGGAGTCGCAGGAATCGGGTAAAGCTGAGGCCAAAAAGGAACTAGCGCCTCAGGGCACTGTGGAAGTGCCGGCTGTTCCGGAAGAGATGGAAATCACTTTGCCCGCGGCCGAGCCGCTGGTTGAAGAGGAACCCGCTCCGCCGGCACAACAGCCAGCAGTTGAGGTAAAGCCGGATGCGGTCCAGAAACGGATCGACCAGTTGACTGCCCAGAAGAAAACCGCCGAGGAACGCGCCCAGGCTCTGGAGGCTGAATTAAGCGATCTCAAGAGCAAAGCCAAGGCCCAGGCCATTCCGACGGCGATTCCGACTGAGGACAATCCGCTGGCTAATATCACCGATATGGGTGAGCTCAATCGCCGCTATCAGTTAGCAAAAATTGCGAGGGATTGGGCCATCCAGAACTTGAACGGCGGCGAGGTCCCCAAAGAAGATGGCTCAAAAGTCCTGCTCAACGATGAGCAGGTTCGTTACATGTGGGCTCGCTCGGAGAAGATGATCAGTGATTACATCCCGCGCCAAGCCAATTTCGTGCAGGAAAAAGCCAAGTACGATGCCCAGGCGAAAGTTTACTATCCCAAGATGTTTCAAGACGGGACGGCTGAACGCCAGGAGTATCTGAAATGGCTGGAGGTCGCGCCTGTTTTGCGATCGTATGCTGACAATGCGTTACTGGTCGGCGACGCGGTCTTTGGGCGCAACTCGCGGATAGCCCGCACAAAAAACGGCAATGGCCAAGCCCAAACACCTCCCCCGCTGGCACGGTCCAACCCCTCAGCGTCACCTCGGGTTCCGCAAAATCGAACGTTGAGTGCGAGCGATCTCTCTGCCATTGCTACTGACCCGCAGTCGAATGTCCTTGACCGGTTTGTTACCCAATTGATAGACGATGCCGCCGCCCAGCGTTCACAACAACGTTAAGTTGTGGCTGGACTACTAGAAATTAACCAAGTTGGTAAGCGCGAAGATTTCGCGGATGTAATCGCGATGGTCGATATGAAATCGACTCCCTTTACATCAATGGTTCCGAAAGGGACTGAACCGGCTAACACGATCTACGATTGGCAAGCAGATGCCTATGATGATCCGGTGTTAGGCGGTATTATAGACGGCGTAGACGTTCTCTCGAGCGACTATGTTAACCCAGCGGCCAAACGTGCTAAGTTGCACGGTCGCATTCAGAAGTTCCGCAAAGCGTTTTTGGTTAGTGACATGGCGCAGAATGTGTCAGATGTCGCTGGAATCGGGAAACGCGGCGAACTGCAGAGAGCAGTCAAGAAAGTTATCTTGGAGCTCAAGCGTTCGATGGAAGCTACCTTCTGCGCGGATCAGGATAGCCAAGCGGACGATGGCGCTACTAAAGCCTATCTGACGCGTGGTATCGGCACTTGGATTCAGAACACGGCACAAACCGATCTGCCGGTGCCTTCTACCTTCCTGACGCCGGCGACCTCGATTGCTAGCATGACGACCGCGACGATGTTAGAAGACGATGTTAATAACATCATGGACTCAATCTATCAGCAGACCGGCCAGCAGAAAGATTTTGATCTTATCTGCGGCACGGCACTGAAGAAGAGATTTAGTTCGTTCGCGGCCTGGGTGCCGAGTGCGGTGTCCACCGTGCCGTTGCGCAGGTTTAATCAGGACTCTAATTCCAAGGCTATTCTGAATACAGTGGATTTTTGGCAAGGCGACTTTGGTAGTATAAAGTTAATCTTAAGCCTCTTTTTGGCTAAGAATTCCGCCACGCCTAACGTTGTTAATGGACGTGGGTATTTCATGGACTGGGATCAGATCGAATTGCGCTACAACCGGATGCCGGGATACAAAGAGAATCCCGATCTGGGCGGCGGTCCTCGTGGGTACGTGGACTCGATCTGCGGACTGGTAGTTTATAACCCGTTGGGCTTGGGAAAAATCGCGCCGACTACATGATCCAACCGTGGGAAGGTTTTGCCCGCGATTTGGCGGCGGCTCGTGGAGAGGGATTCGTGAAAGAGTTTACCGAGTCCCTTCTCGACGAGATCAAAGCTGAGGAGACGATGGCATTTGTTAGTCAACGGAAAATTGCCGCGGCAACCTCCCGAATCGATGAAGCGTTTATTGATGGCCTCGGCGAATGCCACATGCGCGTGGATCTCACCGCGTTCTGGCACTGGATCCATCGTTACGGCCGAAACATCTGGAACGATCCGGATTTTGTGCGCCAATACAAACGCGATAATCCGGAAGTTCGCGTCAAGTCTAGCCCAAAGAAAATAATGCTTGGATACAGATGAATCCTCCGGTAGCCACTCAGCGTGTTCTCTTTAATTGCGCCAGACTCACCGGTCTTGTTCCGGAGGGGGACAACGCCAATCTCGACTCGGACAAAGCCTACGAACTGTTGGGATTTATTGATGATCGTGCGCGCGAAGCGTGGGAGACCTTCGATTTCGTCGAGACTACTCTCGTTGAACAGCGCGCGTTCCGTCCGGATTGGGATTGCGCGCTATGTTATAACCAGGGAGACATTGTATGGGACCCGGTCACTCAGGCATATTATTTGGCACTTGCCCAGACAACCGGCGGCACTCTGGCAAATAGCGCCATCTGGCAGGCGAACCCGCAGACGATCACGCCACGCTGGATCCCCTATTGGCAAACCAACAAGACGCCGATCGGAACCTGTTTCAGTGCTTGGGATCAAAACCCATACGAAAACTCAAATCGGCGCCGAATCCAATTTCTTCCCTCCAACCGCGGACTAGAATTTACCGCAACCAGTGACGCCACGGTTGTCTGGCTGCTCTTCCGAATTCCTTACCCGGGAATCGGCCGCGTAGAGTGGAGCGCGAGCTCAACTTACAATTTGGGGGATACGTCGATCGACGGGATGGATTCCTACATCTCGTCGATCGATAACAACAGCGCGAATCAGCCTAGCCTTTCGCCGCAGGCCTGGACGCAATTCCGGCTCCCCTGGTCCATGTCACGTTTCGTCACTCAAGCGGCTTTTTCCGATAGCCTCATTGTGGAAGGGCAGAACGAGAAGGCACCCGGGGAGCTCGGGAAGGCCTACGGTTATCTCTCGGCGGCGTACGATCAGCAGGAGCTCCAGCAAGGCACCCGCGAGAACTGGCAGGGCTATGCAAGATAAAAATTATGCCGACGTATCCTTATTATTTTCAACGGAGGACAAATGTTATGGCTGTAGGCGTCACTGATGGTTCTAATGCATTACCGGGTCAGATCGGCGAAGTACTGAGTGCGACTCAAAGCACTAATCAAGCGATGACTACCGCCACGGCGCTCAATATCACAACGCTGGCTTTAACCGCTGGCGATTGGAGCGTGGAAGGCTTTGTGACGATGACGCCGAGCGCAAATTACACGGTCGCGACCGCGGCGCTCTCCACGACGAGCGCGACCGTGCCGGCCAGCCCGGTAGGCGGGAAAATCAGTCTTCCGGTTACGACCGGGACAGGTCTGGCCGTCACTCTGCCGACAGGCAGGGTGCGCGTCAGTACCTCGGCGCCAAGTACTTTGTATTTGGTTGCACAAGCGACTTTCGCGTCCGGAACCTCTAATGGCACCGGCTATGTACTAGCCAGAAGGATGAGATAATGTTCACGGTAGAGAACACTTACCTGTATGACAGAAATGGCCTTGTGCGTCGAGATTGCCGTATCTGTCGGAGCAATGCTAATCGACGCAGGAAAGAGAGGACTTTTGCCAAATAAACCTCGGGGCACAGTCAGCGGTCACAAAACCACGTCCGCTCAGCAAAAAATAATGGGTATCGCCCGCGGTATGCAGAAAGGCGATGTGCCTAAAAGCTATTCGAAGGAAGCGGCGAAAATCGCCAAAGATATCCCAGCTTCCGATCTGCATAATATCGCCAAAAAACCAAAGGCAGGCTACCGGCGAGCAAAGTGACCGATGAGGCAAGCTCGGCTAATAACGGGAAAAAGGCACTGGATTGGCCAACTCTGGTGCTCATTCTGGTTACTGGAGGCGGCAATTTTATCGCTAACCAGCAGGGTAAAAATCAACTGAGCTATGAGCAGCAGGAAGCTATTGCCAAGGTCCGCGAGATTCACGGGGATTTGGACAAGTTTGAAACCGGTATGAAAAGCTCGCTAGCTAATCAGGCTCACTTGCTCGAAAACGACTCGGCGCTGCTTAAAGAAGTTCACCAGATCACTACAAATCTCCAGCAAATGCATCGCTATGATCAATTGCGAGGCGCTCCGCAATAACACTAAAAACATATACTGAAAGGATAAAAGATGGCTCCCAAAAACAAGTTCAAACACGACGTCCCAGACGACAAAACCATGTATCCGCCCAAGCCGGCGGTGAGTCTGCCCAAACCGGCACACGAGAAATTTCCAACTCCGAATATTCCCACGGTTCCGACGCCCTTCGGTGGAACCAGCAAGGAATCCGAACCCGACCTGGAGGTGGGCAGCTAAATGGCACCTCCCAAAAGATACAAGCATGATATTCCGGATAAAAAGAGCGCGTTGCCACAGCAAATCGCTCAGCCGCATTCGGAGCTAAACATGGACAAAATGATCGCCCAAGACGGCGGGAAGCCGGCGACTAAAAAAACGACCGTACCCAACACCGGTCCTCGCAAAAAGTAAATGGCTCGTTGGCGTGGAACAGGAACCTTAGACGATGCGCCGGTCGCAACCGGTGACCAGACCTTCATTGGCATGAATATGAATGCCAACGATCCCGCGGCCATAAGGCAGGGCTTCTACCGGGAAGGCTACAATTGCCGTTGTGAAAACGGAGGGCTGCAGACGCGCTATGGGAGTCTGTGCCCGGGGGCCTTGAACGCGATCAGTTACGGCACGATTTACGGCACGGGGATCTTCTCTAATCCCAACGGCTTGGAATGGCTCGCCGTCGCGGTCTCGAGCGGCGTTTGGTTTGTCCGTGACGGAGAATATCCGCGCTTCATCCCGACGGAGACCATCAATTACCCCGTCGAATTTTCTCAGGCCTTCGACATCTTTTTCATGTGGCGCGGACCCGATCTAAATCCACTTCTTTGGCACGGGGATTGGAGCGTTTACTTCGAACCGTTTCCGGCACCCGTCGTTGGCAGCGGTCGCAGTCCGGTGCCAAATGCCTACTATGCGATCACCGCCTCGAATCGAATCTGCGTGCCCTACGGCAAAGACCGGGTAGCGGTCTCCGACATTGCTGATTACGTAGAGTACGATTGGACCATCGACGATTTCCAGATCAACCAGGGAGAATCCGACGATCTGGTTCTCATTTTCCCATGGCAACAGGAAATGATCCTGTGTTTTAAGCGCCATTCGATCTACCGTGTAACCGGCTTTGCCGGGGACTTGAGTCAGGCGACCTTAACCCGTTTGCCCGGCACATTGGGGCTGGTCGGACGTCACGCGGCCTGCGAGGTCTCCGGCACTGTCTATTTCATGTCGCAGAACGGCGTGCATGTGATCGATCAAGTTCTCCCCAATACACCGGTCCCGAGCGAGTTCCCGATCTCCGAGGCGATCAAGCCTATTATAGACAGTATCAACTGGAACGCTGCCAACTTGATCCGCTGTGGATATCGCCGGGACCGGCTGTATTTCGCGTTGCCCTTAAAAAACGCCATTCGCAACAACGTTTTGGTTGTGTACAACATTATCAGCCAATCCTGGGAATCGATTGATACCTGGGATGACCCGGACTTCCGGATCGATGACATTATCAAAATGGATTACAACGGGGAACGCCGGCTCTATGTGATCGATCGCCAGCAAGGCAAGATTCTCTTAATAGAGCAGGGCAAGACCGACTTGATGGGTCCTGACAGTACGTTCGAGCGTCAGATTCAACTCGGAGTCATGACTCGCGGTTATCTCGGGCCGGGGCAACGTAGTTTCTTTAAGCGCTTCAATCTGGACGTTGCTTCGTGGAATCCGGAATTCACCGTGAAGTGTTACCCGGATATGGGCTACGGCAAAGTGCTTGTGCAGGATAAGACGCGAGATAACACCAAGTACGAAAGCTTCGGCGCTCCGCTCTGGAATCCGCTCAATTCTAACGACGATCATCAAAAGGCCCGCCGACAGGATTATTCGGTCGGTCTGCCAATTATACAGGGCCAGAATGGGATCTATGTCGAAAAAGCGCAGGAATCGACCCAGCGCTTTCCAGTCGGTCTCAAGGCCCGCTACATCCAGTTAAAGATCGAAAACACGCAAGGGTTTCTGAACATCCGGACCGTCTCTCCGGATGCGTACGAAGACCAGCGGGAACC